TTCACTTTTGTTCCCTGTTGATTTCCAAGTAGGTCCTCTCGTAGTCGTCTCTGAAAACTTCATAATGCAGGGCCGCCATCACCCAGCCCACGTTCATCCGCAGGACCTTCTCGGGGTCGCCGCCGGCGTACCCGGCCTTAGCGAGTCTCAGCGCGAGGACGACGGACTCGTCGGCTTCGATGACGACTCGGGGGCGCTTTGACTTGTCTTTAGGCGCTCCCTCAACTCTGAAAAGGCTTTGCCGAAAAAAGGCCCGCAGTTCACCTCCACGATGTGCCAGAGGATCAGGAAATAATCGGAGCGGGCTTTCTCCCTTAGCTTGGGGTCATCGAAGATCGTCTTATCCACGCGCACGCTCTCGTAGACCGCGCGCTCGGCGCACTTGAAAAGTGCGGCGTCTACTTCCTCCGATACCACGGCTTCCACGAGCATATCTTTGAGCATGGTCACGTCAGCTTCCATGAGGTTCTTTGGCAGCGGGATCCCTTTAGCGCAGCGCGTGAGCGCCTTGAGCAGGGCGTTGGCATCCTGATAGGAGGACTCTGACACCACGAGATTGGCTCCGCTGGGGAGCTTGTAGTTCATAGACCGCCTCTTTATTGAATCGTCTTTAAACAGCTTCCAAAAATCATTCTGTAAAGCGAGACGCTCTGATCGGTATCGCCTTCGGCGGAGGATTTGAACCCGACCTGTTCCTTAAACACCCCGCCTGAGCACTGATAAACAACCGAGTTTGTGTTGCCTTGGCCGTCCCCGACACGTTTGACGACGTTGGCGGTCATCAGGATAAAGCTCGATACATCCGAGATGAGCGTCGCCAGGATGCTGTTTAAATATTTGTCGTCATCGGATCCGATGGTGAGGCGCAAGTCCAGATCCGCCATGAGCCCGGTGTTGTCTAAGCCGTAAATGATGTTCCCGTTCTTAGCGGCTTTGACTTTCATCAATGGATTTGGAAATGTCCCCATGATGGAGTCGGCATCTGCCAGAGCGGTAATGATGCGGCCGTTGATCTGGATTACGTCTTGTCCTGTAAGGGCTGAGATAGCCATATGTGTTCCTCCTATTCCTGAATCTGAACGATGACTTGAGAGCTGTGGATCGCGCCAGCCAGTTTCGCGGCGATCTGTACCAAGGGCGCCTGCCGGTTGTTCCGGGCCGTCTGGGTCTGCTGCGCGACTGGCAGCGAGTAAATGTAAAAGCCCTTGTCGGAGATGCAGCGGATGAGGTCAGCGGAGTTCCCGAAAGGCGTAGCTCCGGTCCATGCGCCTGGGGCCATGAATCCGTTATTGATGCCCTGCGAGAGAATCGTCATGTAGGCACCTTTCAAGCCCGTCATGCCGATCTCGGTTTGCGGGATCTTGCTGTTGGTCCCGGCAAGGAAGTTAAACCCGGCGGCCTGTAGGGCGAATTTAAGCCAGAATTGCCCGTAGATCTGGTCAAACCAGCCGTTAGCCCCGCTCGTGTAAAGGCTTGGAACCCCCCCGAATGACGGGTAAATATCCACGCCGGCGGCTTGCGCTTGAGTGAGATAGGTCGCTGTCAGCGTCTGGTCCGGTAGGAATCCGGCGAGCTGCTTTAAGTTCATGGTCTGGGCCGTCAGCGATCCGGCCCATTGCGTGGAGAGTCCGCGCGAGGCATAGGCGGCCGCAAAGCAGGCGGTGTCGACGGCTGTCCCGTCGTTATAGTACAGGCACCGGATATTGGTCAGGCCGGCCTGCTGGATGTTGTACTCGATGCCGGAGGACTCGAAATCCAGGACATTCGATGATCCGTAAAAGAGCAGTTTATCGACGCTCTGAATGTATCCGGCCAAGGCGGCGAACGTCGTTGCCAGAGAGTGATATTCCGTATCTACGAGGATGCCGAAATAATAGACGGTATTGATCGTGCGTGTAATAGCATTGAGGACTGGCTCGGTTCCGGTAGCCGCGCCGCTCGCCAGATCCGTCAAGGCGGCAGAGGTTTGAGCGTTCGATCCGGTTCCTGAGATGTAAGCGGTAACGAGTGCCATGGCGGCCGGCGATGCCTGAATCGCGGCCAGGATATTGGCGGCTGTAGAGACTCCTGTAGCCATAGATACGCTGATGGCTGTGCCGGATACGGTGACGACTTCCCGGCCAGCGACGCCTCCGGCGGCGTAGGTAATACTGATCGAGTTGCCGGCCGTCCCGGTGGCGATCGCCGTATAGGTGATGTCCTGAACGATGAGAGTGGCTGGGGTTCCCAAGAGCCGAGGAATGATCACGAAATAACCGCCAGAGTTGAGCGGGTTGGGATTCTGGGCGAAGAATGCGGTGGCAATGGCAAATGCTTTTGAACCCGTCCCGAAATCGATTCCGACCTGGGTCGCGCCCGTGTACTGCTGGTAAGTCAGCGACCCTGCCCAGGACGGCGTCTCGTTAGAAATGAGCGCGACCGTATTGATGTTGGGTGCCTGTAGGAATTGCGGGGTGCCGGAGATCGTGATGTTGACGATGTAGCTCGGCGGGAAAACGACGTTGGTGCTCATAGTGTGGCCTCCTGCAGGCGACCCAGTCGGGTCTTGCCTGTCATTGTTGCGTCGCTATTGTTGGCGGTACAGCCCGGCTGAAATCGGAATAATAAGGCGTATTGAGCACGGTGTTTGTAATGAGCTGGGTCACCGCGATCGTCGTCGTATATCGGTTGAGCCGTGCAGTCTCTTCCAGCATCGAGACATCCTGAAACGGCGCCGGGTTGCGCGCGATCTGCACGCTGTATTGTTCCTGCAGTTGTTCGGAGGCCACCGACATCAGCCCCATGTACGCCAGCTCCTTCATTACTCTGGCCGCGTCGTCGTAGCTCATGAGATCGATCTGGATTTCGTAAAGCATGAGAAGCGACTGGATTTCCTGCATGCCGCCGGAGGTCGGAAGAACCACATTCGAGTTCGCTATGACCTTCCCACTGACGTATGAAATCACCACGTAAAGCCCCTGCGTTTCCGGGATCTCCCATTTCTGGTTGGACAATAGAATCTGTCCCGGCGCGAGATTGAGCTGCGCGGTCAGGATGTCCTTGATGATCTTGACGGCTTCCCTTACGGGAGCTGTGGGCTGCGGCATAGGTCATGACCCTGCGTAGGCCGGGAACGGCGCCTGTATGATCTCGTACTCCTGAAAATCCGCACTGCGCCAGTCCCACTCTTTCATGACCCGGTACTGCAGGCCATGCTCGTCCTGCAGGATGTTGTCTAAATCCAGGTCCTGGGGCGTAAAGAGCGTCCACCATTTCCATTTCCTCTCGCCTTCCGGCTTGATCCATAGCAGCCGCGGCGATAGCGGCTGAATGACCCCGTCAAAGACGACCTGGTTCGACGGCGTCTCGATGGCCTCACCGTCCACGACGGTGGTCGTGACGACGTTGAATTGCATTGGTTCGGTCAGGCCCCAGAGGGCTCCGGACATATCCGGGAAGCTCATTTATAGACCCACGCGAACAATAGAATCACGGCGCCGCCCAGAGCTGCAAAACACAAAATTTCCATGCGCGTCATTCCGCATTTTCTCCCTGGCTGTCCTTGGCTTCGTAGCCTGGGCAATCACAGAATCCGGTGTCGGCGCTGTCGACTTCACAGAACCCGTCCTCGTCGTGCTGGTCTTTCGTGTGTTTGCACCATTTGCATTTCATTTTTCGTCAACCTTTGAGGTGACAGACCGCCGGAGTTGCCCGGTATCGATCAAAGGCGAGTCGCCGCCCTTGCGGTTCTTTGTCGCCGTCTTGTCGGGCGCCCAGTTCCCGAAGCCGCCCGTAGCAAAGGCGGTCTGGATCCACACCTCACAGGCTTTCCCAAGGTTTCCCAGGATCGCCTTGATGTTTCCTTTTCGCAGGAGTTCCGGCGCTCCAATGAAGGCCGCCTTGAGGATCTCTTTGCTCTTAAGCGCGATCGGCATGCGCAGGAATGACCTGGCCGGGATCCCCCGAGTGATCGATCCCAGCTCATGCACCAAGCCCAGCTCGGCGTTGGTCAGCGTTACGGTCGTTCCTTTCACGCGATGGCCTTTGCCGGAGGGGGACCGCGCCACGGCTCCGCGCGCGTTCTTGTTTCCGAAGATCCCTACCTTGACGACATACTTGTCAGCGGAATCCATCAGGCGCACAAAGTTATGCAGGCCCGTAAAGTCGTACTGAAGCTCTGCTGTCTTCACAGGTAATTACCTGTCATGCGATCACCACTTGATAGTTCATCGTCGCTGTGTTCCCCATAACGTCCGTTACTCTGAGTTCGAAGTAATACGTCGCTGCTGTCGTCGGTGTCCCGGATACAATCCCGGTCGTTGCCCCAAGCGTCAGTCCTGTTGGCAACGTCCCAGATACCAGCGTCCAGCTATATGCCCCAACACCGCCAACGGCCACAAGCGTATGCGAGTAGGCGACCGCATGTGTTCCGCCAGAGAGCACCGTGGTCGTGATCTGCAGGGGCGGTATCACGGTGTTAAACGCCGCCGGGCTGAACGACTGCCCGGATACGATCGCCACGTTCCCGACCAAGCGCGGAGCGAGCAGGCAGAGGTACTTCTGCCCAAAGTCGGTGCGCATGTACTGCCCCAAGATCGGGCTCTTGGATATGTCCTCCGGGATCACGTAGGCGATGCTGAGCGACCCCACGGACTTCGTCTGGATCGTTCCTCCACCCGAGGATTTCACCCCGCGTCCGAAGTTCACCGCCGAGAGGCCGCCCGCGCCCTGGACGTTTAGAACCAGGTAGTGCGCGGCCACGTAGAGATAGACGATGTTCAGCTCTGTCGTCAATCCCAGCGGCGTAGCGCCGTCCCAGAGTTCCGGGTTAAAGGTGATCCCGGCCTCGTTAATGGCCCGCTGAATGTCCTGAATCTGGACTGCAGCCAGGCTCGTTCCATAGACGAATTCTCTAGGAAACTGCGCCTGGAAATCCGCGACCGCCGGTGGATATGACATTCATCACTTCTTGTGCGTCTCGAATTTCGCTAACTGCGATTTAAGAGCAGCCACCTCATCGGCCAGCACGGACTTCTCGGATTCAAGCTGCCGGATCCGCCCATCCAGGCTCGGAGCCACTTGCTTGGTTGTTCCGACGCCTTTGTAATTACTGAGCATGTCGTACTCTTCCTGATCCAGGCATTCGATTGACGCGCCGATGTGAAAGATCCGCTTCGTCGTGCCGACCTTGACCTTTTTTCCATCGACTTCTTTTTCTACCCAGGGCGGACCGTCCTTGAGGTGGTACGGGTTTTTGCTCTGGTTGAACAAGAGCAGTTTCCCGGAGGATGATTTTGCGGCGTCCTTTTCAGCGGCTTCCCCGGCCAGAGCTTCATCTCTTTCCTTGGTTGATGACATCGTGTGATCCTCCTATGAGCGATTCGTTATGAGTGATCGAAATACAGCACCTCTGGAACCCGGTAAATCACAAGTCCCGTCAGTTGCCCAAGAGCGACTCCCTGCCAGTTGAAGTTATCCGCCGACATAGGCGCCCGCAGAACGAACATCAGCGGGATGTCCATGCGCATCGTCTCTTCGTTGTTCCGATAGAGGCAGTAGCGGTTGGTGTTGTTGAAGGCCGTGTTGTTGGCCTTGTCGCCGTAGGCGCAGGGATATATCCTGAAACCGGCATTGCCCGTGGCGGCGGCGAAAGCCTCTTTCAGGTAGCTCATCATCGAGACGGTCGGGAACGTCGGGCTGATCGGCGTGGTGAGCCCGAGCCAGTCCTGGTACGGAATCTCGAAGGTATCCGGCATGACGGTATCGTTGGCGTTCAGGAAGTACGCACCCATGATAGTGGCCACAAACGTCTGGAATTGCGTGACGCTCATCGTCGAGATGTTCTGGGTGATGACGGTCGTGTTGACGGTGACGCCTGAGTTCGTCAGGAGTCCCGGCACGCGGCTGTCGGAGTAGGAACCGAGGAAGGCGATCTTCTGCACGCCCAGGTCCCAGCGTTTTTTGTTCGCCTTCATTTTGGCTTCGATAGGGTTCCAGTTATTTGAGCGCAGCGCCTTCTCCACTTCCAAGTCGCTGTACTGGTATCCACCGAGCCACGTCTTGATGACCGCGTTGATCGGAGCGATGTTCGCGCCAACGTTGGTGATCCTCGTCTGCTCTCCGGTCGATTGAAACCCGCTTTCGAAATCACCCGCCGATTGATACTCGACGTTCGTTTCGATGTTCTCCATGTAGGCGCCTTCTCCGATTACGACCGGCATGTATTCAGCCGGAGCAATCTCGTAAAACACCTGCTCGACGATGCGCGTGCGGATGAGGGTTGTCGTCTGGATGACGTACTGCACGCCGAGGGTGGAGGAATCAATGGCCCCATTGGCGTTTCGCATTTGCCAGTCCTTTTCGAGTCCGGGCTGGAAAGCGATCCCTCCGTTTTTCAAGTCTTCACATTGCTCTGCGTAGGTTCTAGGCATAGTCTTTCATCTCCTTAAGTTTCGGATCCATCAACTGGCGATCGCGACTGGGTTAGTGATCATGACGCGCAGGGCCTGCCCGTTGACGGCGTAATCCAGGGCGATGCCGCGGGCTTTGGAGCTGGTCGCGGTTACGGTCACAAAGGCTCCGGTCGAGTCTGAGTAAACCGTCGCGCCGGGTGTGATCGTGGCGTTTGCCAAAAGCCACATGACCGGGCCGTAGAAACCGGCCACTTCGACCGGCGCCACGACGCCTGGTGCAAAAGTAAAATTCTGGACCGTCGGCGTGAAAAATCCGAAGGCCAGAACGTTTTCGGTCGCTTGGATGAAGTTGATCACGCTGCCGGGCGCGTAAGCAATGGTCGTGTCGATCGTCGCCGGGTATCCCGCCAAGACCGCCGAGGCCTGGTTAGGGCTCAGGATTCCAGCGATGCGGCCGGTCCGCATGATGTCCAGATCGATCATGCCAATGGCCACGGACTGGCCGAATTGGTTTGTATACAGAGTTGTTCCCATCGTGTAGTGCCTCCTTAGAGTTAGTTACTTTTTCCGGCTGCGCTTTGCGCTTCCTGCTGCGCCCGGGTGATGCCCATGAGTTGCTTGCCGCGCGCCAGGCCGTCGTTGACAGACGGAACAACAGGCGATGGGAGTTTCCCTTCGCGCATCCGGGCCGCGTTCTGCAGGCGGTCGGATTGGATGCCGTCGCAAATCGCGCACTTCTCGTTCGGCAGGATGTGCTGGCCGAGCCGGTGCTGCGCGTTCATGAGCGTGGCGTTCTTGGCGTCGTCTTCTTTTTCCTTGTCCTTTTTCTTTTTATCGTCATCGTCGTCGGCGTTATCGACCTTGTCTTTTTTCTTGTCCTTGTCGTCGTCATCGTCTTTTTTGTCGTCGGCGTTGGCGAGCGACAGGGCATGCTTAAGATCAGCTCCGGTATAGGTCTTTCCGTTGATCTGGATGCTGTCGGCGTCACCTAGGATCTTGGCGTTCTTGAGCGCGTCGGCTTTCGCCTGGGCCGCTTCGAGTTCCTTGATCGCGGTGATGGCGTTGGAGAGCGGGTACTGCTTGCCGTCCTCGCCCACAATCACGGTCTGTTCGGCATCCACTTCGACGGAGTTGCGGACTTCTTCATTGCCTCGTTTAAGCCATTGCAGTAGCTTCATGGTTTTTGTTCCTCCTGTTGAGTTCATAATTTGCGCGCCCTCGTACCTGGGGCCGGATACGACGGCCAGATGCTTGTAGCGCCCGTCTGTGACTTCCTTGTCGTAAGAAACCTGATTGAGATGTCCTGCCGGCCCCCATGGCGGTAGCGCCGTATACTCGCAGGACACGCTGTGGCCGTTCTCCATGTTGCGCCGGGTGTCTTCGTCCCACACCAAGGCCTCGCAGTAGTACCAGCCGTCAGCCGGCTCGTACCACGCCTTGGTCACAATCCCGTCAGCCAGGCCGTTTTTGTAGTCGTCTGGGGATACGTCCCGGTGGGCTTCGTTGATGACGGGCTTGCCGACGATGCTTTTCTCGGAGTCGGCCAGCATCTTGTCGAGAGCGTTTTTGGTCACGAGCACAGTCGCGCCTTCGCCGCCGTTCATATATTCGTAATGCACGAGCCCCGGCATGATGTATTTGATCGTGATCGGTTTGGGGTATCCATCGGTAGTCGAGAATTTCTGCAGGGTGGCGTTTGAGAGAAGGCCGTGCTGGACAGCGGATTCAAGGACGTTTTTGACGGCCTTGGCGGGCTCCGACATGGACTTCTTAAGGCCCTTCTTGAGTTCCTCGTCATCTTCGGCATCGGAATTTTTAAATGACTTGCACGCACAGGAGTAGCACCCCTGGTCAGTCTCGGTATGGATCGTTTTCTCGTGGCCGCAGGAACACTTGGCGTATTCGCCCTGGGGTCTGTTCTTAATTGTGATGTCGCACACCTCGTCGTCGAACACGATCGTCTTTTTCATATCCGTCCTCCCCCTCCCAAAAAAAAGGCAGGATCCA